CCACTCGTCTCTCCAGGACTCCGCCATGTTTTTTTGTGTGGCAATAGCGTAATCAATTTCGCCTTCTGCCATTTTGCGAATATGAGTTTGCTCAGCTTCTGCCATGAGCTTTTTAGTTTCAGTTCGAGTCTTAATAACATCAACTGCACCTTTAGCAACAGTACCAAGCAAACCCCAAAGCATTGATTAGATATATTGTGCGATAGCCCAACCGATAACAATACCGACTACGAGCCATTTCTTCTTAGGATGATCGTTCCATAGTTGTTTGATTTTATCCATTAGAATACTCCTTTGAATTTGGTACCACGGATCGCAATACCAGTTCCTCTCATACCTTGAGAGTTAGGTCCCTTTTGAGGGGGAACTGTTCGGGTGAGTTTTTTGTTCATCATTCCACCATCTTTTTTACCTAAAGCTTTTTTCGCTTTCTTTAGCCCCTGGCCAATAAGCGATCCTATGTTCGATGATTTTTTATTTTTTTGATATTCTTCAGTTAAGAAAACTCCGATGTCCTCTGATGTTGGATTTTCGTTACCTTCTTGTTTTAAAATTTTTCTTGCCGCACTAATATTAGAGGGATCGTTTACGTAAGCTTCTAGTCCTTCTTGAGATGCCATTAAAATACTCCTTTGAATTTTGTGCCACGAATAGCGGCCCCTTGACCACGAACTTTTGTTCCTTTGTTCATCATTCCACCGTTTGCTTTTTTAACTACTCCGCCTCTAGAAAATTCTTTCGCTGATTTCTCTTTGGCTTTTTCATATTGATCTTTAATCTCTTGAATCTCTTCTTCAGACATTCCTGCTTCTTCGGCTTGTTTAATAACTTCACTAATGCTTGCTCCGCCTTCTATTTTAATTCCAAACATTCCTGCTATTTTTTTAATTTTATCTTTCAGAGCCATTAGAATACTCCCTTAAAACCTTTTCCGCTAATCGCAGCTCCTGTACCTCTGGACATCATACCGCCGTTAGCTTTTTTCTTTGGCTTATCCATCTCTTTAGCCATCTTCATTTCCTTCTCTGTAGCAGGACGTAGTCCAATCTCTAAAACCATACCACCATCTTTTTTCTTCACGGCTCCACCTTTTTTCATGTAGCCCATTTTGTTTCTTACACCGGTTGGTAATTTTGCTAGTCCTGGATTTTTCTTTTTATCAACTGGTTTTAGTGGCATCGTAATCTCCTAATGTACTGTTTTGTTATATACGGGGACAACCTCGTATTTGTAATTTGCCAATAATCTTAACAGATCTTGCGTTTCTTTCAAACCTAATTCTCGGTTCATGGCCCACTGACCTGCAGCGAGAAAAGAACTGGCAATGGCCAACGGATCAACGCCTTGGGAAACATAGAGAGAAAACATCATTTTAAATTCATAGGTAAGAGAATCTACTGCTTCTCTATCAATATCGTCTAAAGGATTATCTTTTTCTTTTTTTGACATTTGATTTACCTGCCTTTTGTAGAGCAATCGCAATTGCTTGTTTTTGAGGTTTACCTTCTTTCCTCAGTTTAGATATATTAGCACTAACGGTGGCTTTGCTGCTACCTTTTTTTAATGGCATTTAATCTCTCTCTTTGAACAGCTGTTCTCTGATTTTGAATGGTTTGTTGTTGAGCGAGTCTTGCAGAATCTGCTCGCTTCTTATAACTTAATTTATCTTGTTCTAATTTTTGTCTTGCTAAATCATCGGCAGCATCGACATTAATTTTTTGTTGCTCGAGATCTAATTCTTTCATCTTAATATCAACTAATGGATTTTGTTCTTCACCAAAGTTAATTGCTTGTTGCTCTTCTGCTACCATGTCGTCAATCATTGCTGCAATTCTAATAGCCACTTGCTTTTCAATCTCTGCTTGGAACTGTGCTTGAAGTTCCTCTGGTACCTGACCACCAAACTTGGCTGCCTCTTGTTGTAAGACAGGTTGTAGTTCAACCATGACTTCGTTTCTTGCCATTGCAGAAACGTGCTCCACAATGTGGGCTTGTAAAACTGTCATCACTTGAGGATTATTTCTCACCAAATAAGAACTCATAAATGCACGGTGTGCTTCAATGTGAGCAGCATGATCTTGGTCAGGGAAAACAGTCAATTGTCCCATCATTAAGGATTGAGAATTTTCCACACCTGGATCAACAGGTTGTGGTGGCATCGGAGGAGGTAGAATATTTTCTATCTGTTGAACTCCAAGTGCCATATACATTCTGCGATAGGCTTCGTATAAATTGTGAATCTCTGGATTAGCTTGAGCTAATTGTAATTGTGTTTGTGCCAACATAATTCTCTGTGACATTGAGAAGATGTTAGGATCGGAAACGGGTTGAACGTCTACTCGTTCATCAAAGTCGGTTGCCTTAATTCCTCTATTTCCACCTGCTACATTGTACGGATATTCTGGGGGTAGAGAGGTTGCAAATAATTGTGCTAATAATTCAAACTCTTGTTTTTGTCCGTTGTGACATCTTTTGTGAATACCACTCATCACTTTCGAACCTTGTTCTAATAATGCCATAGTCGTACCGACAGGGTTCGCTTGGGAACCATCTCCCACTTTCATATCAGCAATCGCTGCGAATCTTCTTCCGGCATCAACGACATAACCTAATAACTGAAATAATGTTCCGTCTGGACCTTTGTAAGGTAATGGCATTAAGGCATTTCGTAGATCTCCCCCTGGTGCATCCACATCTCTGAATTCTCCAGGCATCAAAGGTTCTTCATCATCTCGGACTCGTAAACCTCTGGATTTAAAACCGGCAGGTAAGTTGGCTAATGTACCTGCATCGAGCAGTGCTCGTAGTGCTGCTGTGGCGGTGCGAGTTAATCCACCGAGCATGTGCACTAGACCAAAACCATAAAAACCAAGACCCGGTAAAAACTTGTAATGAACAAAATATTTTTGTCTCATGAACATCGGATCGTTTTGTAAATAGTTTCGGTAGATCGATAAAATCTTTCCGGTGCCTTGTTCTAAGGTCACCACGTAAGGAAGTTTTAATCCTGTGGGCTCACCATCTGGTCCTGTGTTTTCATATCCTTCTAAATCTAAATCGACGTGCATTTCTAGAAGTTGATACTGACCAGCATAGTCTGACTTCTGCACACCTTCTAACTCATCATACTTTTCCTGAATATCAGAATAGGAAGAATATAATTCGTCATCATCTCTCAGATCAACATCTCGGTAAAATCCGGAGAGCATTTGTCTTTTCAAATCGTTCGGAGAAATTTTAATCACATGAGTAATTCTTTCGGCATCTTCTAATTCGGATGCGCCGTAGTTCACGACCAAGTCTTCACTCGGAATAAATTTGGCACACGGTCTTCCCATGTTGCCATCAAAGTAAACTTTTTTAAATGCACTACCGGCTAGAGGTAAATGAAAAAGCATTTGATCGGTTTCGGCCTCATACTCTTTCATCTTGTACATAATCTGATAGTTCATAAAATCTTTTACTCGCTCTGCTTGTTGTTCGACTTCTTCGGTGGAGTCACCGACAATAGAAGTCTTAACCGGACCGCCCGCAGGCAAAAGCTCTTTGTAAGCTCCTGCTTGAAACTGCGTGACGGCCTCAGCGAGTAGTGGATGAGAAACGGATGCAGCGCCTCTAAATGGTTCGCTGACTTCATTGTATTTGAAACCTAATAGGTCTAATCCTTTAATATAACTTTGCTCCCAATCTTTTCTCGATGTTTGGTCGACCGAGAACTGTGCTCGAAGTTCATTGGATATGTCTGCTAAAGCTTCTTCGGGAATATCTTCGGCTAAGTTGTTAGCGAATCCGTCTCCTGCCCCTGTGTCCTCGGGCGACGGACCAAGGCTCATGACATCTTCATTTTCTCCTTCCACTTCTACTGCCAAAGGAGCGTCTTGAACTTCTTGTTCTAAATTTGTAATTTCTTCTTCTACACCTGACGGTGCTTCGTTTAACGTTTTATCAATCTCAGCCATTTGTTATTTATACCTTATGATCCATAAAATGCAATCTTACGCTTCGGCATCCAGTTTACCGGTTCATCATCATCATGAACGAGAGCACCGAATTGTCTATATCGCATTAATGCTTGTGTCATCGAATCTACGTAGTCGTCGTTTCTACCATAAGGGAAAGCAGCACATTCTTCAATAACTTCTTCTGCCCATTTATACGGCGGATACCAAATCATCCCGCTTTCAAATAAGGGGGATACCGAGTTCACTCTGACCAATTTGTCATTACCTCGACTGGGTGTAAAATTAATCACCGGAATCCCCATCGCTTGTAATTCGTGTGTTAGGGGGAGACCACTGGCTTTCGCTTCGATAATAATCTGTTCAGGTTGCCAATAATCATTCTTCTCTAAAGCAATTCTTTTCAGCTCCGGAAAATCCCATCGTCCCTTATCGGCTTCCATGAGCAAAATATTCTGTTTACCGGTGACCTCATTATGAAAAACTCCCCAGGTGGTAATCGCAGAAAAGTCTGCCGTCGTCTTCGAGGAGAACGCTGTATCATAACTTTGAATAATATATTGCAAGGGGGGTTGAGGTTTCTCCCACAACTGCCACCACTCTCGTTTGATAATACTTGTCTCTTCGGATGTGGGTTGTTGTTGCCACTGTGCGTTCCATTTCGCTACCGGTAGAGAAGCTTTGACTGCTTCTAATTGATCCTTCTTCCAAAACTCTGGCCATTGCGGTTGTCCGTCGTCCATGATCGCTGGAAAGTCGACAATGTGCCATTTGTCTGCACTCTCATCTTTACTCTGTGCTTCAATCAATCTCTCTGTTAAATCTTCCTCTGACCATCGTGTCATGACCACGACGATCGAACCTCCTGGTTGCAAACGCTGACGAGGACCCGAGGTATACCATTCCCACGCATTTTCCATGGCGGTTTTGGAAAGAGCATCTTGCTCGGAATGCGGATCGTCGATAATGAGTAAGTCTGCACCACGCCCGGTTATCGAACCACCGACACCGGCCGCAAAGTATTCTCCACCATGATTCGTTTCCCACCGACCTGCTGCCTGTGAATCCGCTCGTAATTCACTATCGGGGAAGATGGAACGATACTCGGATTCGTTCATGAGGTTTCTGACCTTACGACCAAAACGATATGCTAGTTCGGCTGTATGGGTGGTTTGGATAATTTTCAATTTAGGGTTATGCCCCATCATCCAAGCGGGGAATAGGAAACTGGCAAATTCAGACTTAGTATGTCGAGGGGGCATGTTGACAATCAATCTATTAATTTTTTTATCCCTGATGGCTTCTAATTTTTTAGAAATGATTTTATGGTGCCTCCCCTCAATGAAGTCGGGCCAAATGGATTTTACAAAATCGCCAAAGGAGTCCCGTGCCTTCTTGGCAGATTCCAATTGGAATTGTTTAAGCTCTAGCTTCTTGAGAAACAAGCGTTGCTCTTCCTGGGACATCGAACCCAGATCTGAAAGAAAATCGGTCATCTTTTGTCTATATATTTATATATTAAGTCACCTATTATAAAAGTCAAATTTAGGGGGTAACCCCTAATTCAGTAGTTATAATGTATTACTTCGTAATACCTTAGTATCTCTAATAAAAAATTACTCATTCTTCATAATTTTTTATTAAGGCCGAATTTTTCAAGGTCAAGCACAGTCGCAAGAACTACGTTAATTGATCGGGAAAAAATTTGTCTGGCCTGTGATCGTGGGCCTTTGTTCATGGGCCATTGATAACGGCCCATTGATAATTTAATTTTTCAAATATGCTCTAATAAAAAAGAAAGCACCGATAATATAAAGC